AATTGAGAATTCATTTAGCAGATTATGAAAATGATAGTTTAGTTAAACAATTATTTGATTTAAGAACTCGATGGGAAAATTTATCAAATAACGATATATTTGATTCTTTTGTTTTAAATTTTGGATTTAATGAAACATATCAAATAGTTAATGCAAAATTTAAAGTTAATGAAGTAGCGACACCTGAATTAATTATTAAGTTATATGAACCGTTACCTAGCAAATATGTAGAAAAAACTAAAGTTTGGATTTCTGAAGAAATTATAATACCGCAAGTTGAGTCAATATCAGTAATACCTCAACATATATCAGATTCCGTTAATAATTTAGCAGCTCCAAATTTTGATTTAGAATATACAGATGGCGCATCTATTGCAACAGATTTTAAATCATGGAACGATTTATTAGCAACTAACGTATCTACATCACAACAATTAATTGATACATATTTTTCAGGCAGTTTATCTGGAATAAAATTAAATATTAATTACAGAGATTTTAATAATTTTGTACAATATAGTTCAGCTACTGAAAGAGTTAAAAATTTCAAATATAAATTAAAATTAATTGAACATTTTACTTCACAATTAGATATAATTACTAATGCACCTACATCAACTATTTTAGATAATAATTTATTTGATTTACAAACTAAAAGAAATAGGGTAGTAAGTGGTTTTGACGATTTTGAAAAATATTTATTTTTTAGTACGACTGGAAGTATATTATATACACATGTTGATAACACGACAGGATCTATAGAGCCATGGCCAAAACAAACCAATACACAATCTACATGGCAAGAATTACATCAACAATGGCAAAATACTGATATATTATATAATAATGTATATTTTACTAATTGTTATTCTACAACGTCAACTGCGGGAACTATATATTATGAAAATTTAATAGAGTTAGCAGATACTTATGATAAGTATAATGTACATCAATTACAAAATACTATACCAGCACATATTCAAAATTCCGCGGACGGAGATCAATTTTTATTATTTGTAAATATGATAGCTCAACATTTTGACATCATATGGACATATATTAATAATTTAACTTCTACTAAAATGAGAGAAGAACATCCTAAAGATGGTATGCCTGATGATTTATTATATCACGTGGCATCATCAATGGGTTTCAATCTTTTAAATGGTAACTCAAGTTCCGATTTATGGAAATATGCTTTAGGAGTAGATAATGCCGGAAATACTATACAAGATGCGTCTGTAACAGGAATTACTTCTTTATCTCATGAAAGCACTACGAAAGAAATTTGGAGACGAATTGTAAATAATTTACCATATATTTTAAAATCTAAAGGTACCTCTAGATCAATAAAAGCTTTATTGACTTGTTTCGGTATACCTTCGACTGTATTAACCATTAAGGAATATGGCGGACCTTCTACATTTACAGACGCCGATCATTTTCCAGAATATGTACATGATGTATATCACAAAGCATGGAATGTAAATGGATTTACTACATTAGATATATCTAATAATGCATTAGACAATGGCACTGGAACATTAGTGAACCCAAATACATTAGAATTTAGATTTAAAACTGATAATAATTATACATATGAATATGGTACTAATTATACAATATTTACTGATACTGACAGTATTAAATTATACTTAGCAAGAGAAAATAATTATAATAATTTAGGTAAATTAATTTATGATGACGATTATGGTAATGTAATTACAGTTGGTAATTTAGAAATATTTGATAATAGTTGGCATTTAATAACAATAGATCAAAATCAAACTTCAGGAAACACAACTTTAAAAGCAACAAAATCATTATACGGAAAAAGAATTTATATAAATTCAGGTTCAATTAATAATATACCAGCGCCGTTATTCAATTCTGGATATCTATTATCATTTGGACAGTCTTTTAATATTAATAATCCTAGTTTTAAAGGTCATATTGAAGAAATTAGATTATGGTCTGGTTCATTAAGTGATCTTACACTTGAAGAGCATGCTGCATCTCCAAATACATATACATATAACAATGACGTAAATGCATTGGTAACAGGCGATGAAGCAGACGCACCTTTTAGACATTTATTACAACGATTTCCATTATCTGATTCTAATATAAAAGATGTAAATTATTTTTATTCTGCTCATCCAAACCAAACTATAAACATAAGTGGTTCAGGAGCATATCTTTATGTAAGTTCACCTAACAATTTTGTACTTGAAGGATTTGAAGAAACGTATTATACTCCATCTCCTTCATTGGGAGGTTCAAGTTTATATACAAACAAAGTAAGAATTGAATCATCTAGTTTAGATGTAAATAAAAGATTGAATACTCAAACGAGAATTGAAAAATCTTCTTTTGATAGATATTCATTGGATTCTAATAGATTAGGCGTTTATTTTTCACCTCAAACTCAAATTAACAATGATATATTTAATCAATTAGGTTATTTTGAAATTGATGATTATATTGGTAACCCGGGAGATTTATACAATGAACATTATACAGAATTAACTAATTTTGCAATTCAATATTGGAAAAAATATGAAAATAGAAATGATTTTGAAGCGTATTTCCGTGCTTTAGAAATTTATGATTTTACATTATTCAAATATATAAAGAAATTATTACCGCAAAGAACTAATGCTGTTTTAGGATTAGTAGTAGAGCCTAACGTATTAGAACGAAGTAGAGTTAGATTAAATAGAAAACCTACAATTGAAGATTTAACACATGAGACTGTTATAGCTCAATTTGATCTTTCATTATATGCAGATACAGACGACATTAACGCAGTAGTAGATGACTCTATAATTACACCTAATTTTGATTATGATGATGATAAACTAGGTTCATTTAATGGAATAATTATAGATCCAGACATAACTTATGATGATGATAAACAAGCAACTTTAGAATTTGTACAAATAGATACTAAATTTGATTATGATGATGAAAAGTTAGGTGCCGTAGCAGGAATAAATTTAACACCTTTTATAGACTATGATGATGAAAAATTAGGCATAATGCCTGAGATAGAATTATTACCATATATGGATTTAGATGTTGATAAATTAGGATTATTAGAAAGTACTAATCCAATATTAACTACATCTACAGTTATTAAATCTGCTGATGGTAACATAATAAGAATAATGAATTCTTCAGGTATAGTATCTAATATACCAAAAAGTACAATATCAACTAATATAGATAATATAAACAAACTAGGAACTACCTGGGTACAAAACAGATTTATTGGTATTAATAAATTAAAGGAATCTGGATCATATACTCCAGTTACAAAATTAATAGCCAAATCGCGATTATCTACATATCAATATACGTCAAATTATTTTTATAGTACTGCTGCATCCGCATCATTACAATTGCCTTATTCACAAAGTTATTCATTAGCAGAAGTACAACAGGTACGAAGTGATGGCTGGAGAAATTCAAGATATAATGGATGTAAATTAACAGCTGATGCCGTAAATATAAATTCAAAACAAACTATAGATGGCGGTCCAGTAGTAAAAGTTATTAAAGTTAATCCAAATCAAATTATATTTGCTAGCGGACAATGGACAACAATTGATGAAAATAATACCGGTATTAAAAAACGAACAATTTAAAATAAAAACTTAGATTTTTAAAAATTACATATTTATTTAAAAGAAATTATATTATGGGATATTTAAACAACAGTACAATCACTGTCGACGCAATTTTAACAAAAAAGGGTAGAGAATTGTTAGCTCGCGGTAAAGACGAATTTAAAATTACTCAATTTGCATTAGCTGATGATGAGATTGATTATGATTTGTGGAATCCTGCACATCCATTAGGAACTAGTTATTATGGAATTATTATTGAAAATATGCCTTTAGTAGAAGCAACTGCTGATGAGTCTAATATTATGCGATATAAATTAGTAACATTACCAAAGAAAACTGCAAGAATACCAGTTATTTCTGTATCACAAACATCAGCAACATTAACTGCACCAGGCCAAGTATTTACAATTACTCCAACTACAACTAACTTTACTTCAGGCAATGCAACTCTAGGATATACGGCTATTTTATCAAATTCAGATGCATGTTCATTACAAGTAATGAGTCCTGTAATGGCAGGTGTTAGCCCAACAGTTCCTAGATTTATTGGCGATGCTGAAGCAGCAACTTCAATATCAGCAGTTGGATTTAGTTTCAACGTAATTGCAAAACAACAATTAGTTTCGGATGTAACTGCTACTATAACTATCATTGGAAATGAGACGGGTGGTAGAACTACTGTTACTGTAACAGTTAAGAAAACATCATTAGCAACATCAACAGGTACTCCAATAACTAATGCTAGAGGATAATAATTTAATAAAATAAATAATAATATATGGCATCAGGAACTTCAGTTGCATCTTTAACTGGTACAGCGATTCAAGTACAAGGCGATCCAAATGTATATTTATATACTGGAGGGAAACGCTATGTTTATCGATCACAGAAATCTTATATCGATTGGGGATCACCTAAAATTACTTTAGTATCTAAATCAGGATTAAACTCTATTCCAGAAGGAGGTTATATATCAGAAGGTAAAAATTTAGTTCCATTATCAAATCCAGCAGAGGTACAACAAAAAGCACTTCAATTAGCTAATCAAATAATAGCTAATCAAAATGCTAATCGTATGATGGCAGCTAGTGGTAGGGTATTTACCACATTTGATACATATTCTGATATTTTAGAAAATCAACAAGTGCAAGTTACAGCAGGATTGTTTAGTAGCAATGCAGCTACTATGTCAGTAATATTTACATCTTCATTACAATCAACAACATCTAAACAATATTATTATGAATCTTGGAATGGGATTGCAGTAAATTCAGAACCACAATTTTCAGTAGCGTATGGCCATAGAAAAGGTTCGGGTTCATCAGCAGCAGGAACTGTAAATGATTCGCCTTCTAGAGCAATATATTCTCAATATAGATTGTTATTATTAAACCCTGGGGACACAGCATTTACTTTCAAAGATGGTACATCATCGGATTCAATATATGCAATCAATTATAATAGGGCAAGATTAAAAGATAGATTAGATCCAGGTAACTGGCAAATGACTTTATCTCAATTATCCGGGTCTTTTGTTCCAAACAATGTACATACAGGGTCTAACGTTAGATTAATATCAGGTTCAGGAGTAAACCCTTCATATATAACATTAATAGATGATTCAGGAGATTTATATAATTTAGGAACTGCAGGCTCAGAAAATGTATATAATATAGTATCAGGTTCATTAACAGACGGAATTTATAATTCAAATGCACCTAAATATTACGGATTATTATATCCAGCATTCGGAATAGCAATTCTTAATGACAATGTGTTAAATCAATCAGCATCATTTAATACTGTAACAGGTTCAAATATAGCAGGTGATAATGCATGGAAATTATTAACATCAATTTCAGGAGCATTTGCTGCAAACGCAAATTTTGCAATGCAAGCCAGAAATGTAGAAACTATTACATCAACTCATTATTTTGTGCGAGTAAAAAACGCAGAATATAATTTCTCAAATAATCCAACATTTACTACCGGCTCAGTTGGAGAATTCGCTCAAGCAACATTTATTGGAGATCCTAGAACATATATAACAACAATTGGTATGTATAATAATAGACAAGAGTTATTAGCAGTAGCAAAATTATCGCAGCCAATTCAAAAATCATTTTCAATCGAAACTTTAATCAAAGTTAAATTAGATTTCTAATATTAAATAAATAAATATCAATATGGCACTATTCAGAATTCCAGGAACTAGACTGTCTATAGGTTCATCAAGTCCAAGGCCAGTACCTAGACCTGCGGCACCAATGGCATCACCTGTACGACCAACTAATACACTTACGGGATCACCACTATTTCCTAATAGTCCAAGACCACTTGCAATTCCGTTACAAGATATCTCTGTTACACCTAAGCCAACACCATCCAATCCAACACCAACGCCGATTCCAGTTACAACAACACAAATTAATTCAGAAATTCAGGCACAAGCTACTACATTAGCAACTGAAATGGTTAATCAAATTGTAACTCAAGCACGGCTTACTGATACAGGAAGAGTATTTACTAGATTTGAACCAGTAAATGATATAGTTGAAAATCAAAAAGTATTTTTAACAACAGGTTTATTTTCTAACACACTCAATGGAGTGTCTGTTAATGCCGCTACTATGTCTGCATTATTTACTTCTTCATTACAAAATGTATCAAGTAAACAATACTATTATGAAACTTGGAATAAAAATCCTACGACGTCAGAAAGTGCAGAACCACAATTTTCAGTAGCTTACGGACACAGAAGAGGTTCAGGTTCATCAGCATCCGGAACTATAAATGATTCGCCTTCTAGAGCAATATATTCTCAATATAGATTATTATTATTAAACCCAGAAGATACTCAATTTACTTTCAAAGACGGTACATCATCAGATTCAATATACGCAATTAATTTCAATAGATCTAGGATGTTAGACAAAGTTGATCCAGGTAACTGGCAATTAACCTTAGGGCAGCTTTCAGGTTCAGCAGTAGCTAATAGTTCACATACAGGGTCTAACGTTAGATTAATATCAGGTTCAGGAGTAAACCCTTCATATATAACATTAATAGACGATTCAAATGATTTAGAACAAGAATTTATATCAACGACAGGAAGAGTAGTTAATGTAGTTTCAGGATCTTTATTAACTGGTATTTATAATCCTACAAATCCACAGTATTATGGTTTAATGTATCCTGAAATGGGTATAATAATATTAAATGATACTAAGTTAAATCAATCAGCATCATTTAATACTGTAACAGGTTCAAATATAAATGGAGATAATGCATGGAAATTATTAACATCAATTTCAGGAGCATTTAGTACAGACCCAGTTAATTATTCATTTCAATCAAGAAATTCAATAGTTAGAACATCCGCTCATTATTTTGTGCGAGTAAAAAACGCAGAATATAATTTCTCAAATAATCCAACGTATGTTACAGGTTCAGAAGGAACATTTTCTCAACCAACATTTGTAGGAGATCCGACAGTATATATTACTACGGTAGGCATGTATAACGATAGGCAAGAATTATTAGCAGTAGGAAAATTATCTAAAGCAATTCAAAAATCATTCTCAAAAGAATCTTTAATTAAAGTTAGATTAGATTTCTAAAATTTTAAAAAATATACCATTAAGTAGACTCTTTGATATTTATATTAAAGAGTCTATTTTACTATAATATGGGAAAACCTGGAGTATTTAAAAAAATAAGTGAACAAGATAGAAATATAACACCTTTTAAGGTTTATAAATCTTGGAGATATGAATCTACATCTAGTTTAGATAGTAGCGGTATTGATAGGTTAGTTGCGATTAAGCCAAACAGCGCAAAATATGCCGGGGCAAAAGTTACATTGGATACATGGCAAACAAAGTTTGATTCTAGCTCAATATTAATCAACTCTGCTAATGATAAAGAAGCATCATTAATTTGGTATAGCTTAAATCATTTATATTATAAAAGAGCTGGTATGCCATTTGAAACATTTGGATATTCAGATCCAGCCGTAATAGAAAGAACTATATTCAATGAAGCGGCAGTAATTTCAATACCTCAAAAACAATTTGGAGAACTAATTAAGCCAGGTTCTGTTAAACTTAATTTAAAAAATTCACAATTAAATTTAATATCAATGTCTTTATATGACGATGGAAACGGCAATTTAATTGATTCCGCATTAAGTAGTTCTATTTCAAATGAAATTTTGTATTTAGGATTCAATGCAATGACATATTCTAAATTTTGGACTGATAATACTGAAAATTGGACTATAACAAATAATATTATAGATTCAATTCAAACAGATACAACTATACAAGAGTTAGACGTAAAAGGAGTAAATTTATATATTTCTAATTCAGATAAAGTTTATAATTTATTAAGCAAATCAACTTCAAATGCATATGGAAATTCTGCATTGTTCAACGGAAATGCTTATATTAGAATACCAAATAATGATACTTTAAATTTTAAAAGAAGTGATGACTTTGCTATTGGAATATGGGTAGGTCATGACGCAACTGTTACGGCAACAAACGTATCTACTATATTGTCAAAAAGAACTACCTTAAAGAAAAATATAAAACAACGTTCGGGTATTAATAAATATGTTGATTATAATATGCCAATAAACCAATATCCATATGATATTAGAGTTTTTAGTGGATCAATATTAGAATGCAGAACATCAAACGGAGGTGTAACAACTTCTTTAACTAGTTCACTTCTATTAAATAATGTTAATCATATTTTATTACAAAAAACAGGTTCTAATTTTGAATTATATGTAAATGGTGCATTACAATCTTCAAAAACAATTGACGTTGAAAATTACCATACTGATGCTGATATATTTATAGGATCTTTAGGATTAACAGACACAGGAAATGTCAATCAAGGGTTTACGGGATCTTTAAATGAAATTATAATGTTTAGTAAAGGACTAACAACATCCGAAATTACACAATTATCATATACAGGTTCTGAAAATTTAATGACAACTAATACAAATGCTGTCGGAAACATATTTTATGAGCATGGAATTATAGTATTATCTGATCCTAGAACTAAATATGGCACTGAACAATATAGAATGTTCAATGATAAATTATTTAATTATACAACGGGGGTCACTCAAACAAATTATTTAACAAATTTCTTATTAGAATACAATTCCACTGTTACATTATATGAACATGAATATATTTGTAAAGCAAATGAAGATGAGTTTAATTTTACTTCAAATTCTACTATTAGATTAGATAATAATGAAAATTCAGACGTGCCTAAATCATTTGTAGCAAATGAATCATTTGCTCCGTATATAACAACTATTGGATTATATGATCAATATGGCAGAATGTTAGCAGTAGGCAAATTAGGCACCCCAATTAAAAAACGAGACGACGTTGATTTAAACTTAATAGTTAAGTTTGATATGTAATAAATTAAAGTTATGGCAAAAAGAAACCCTTACTCAGTAAAAGCAGTAGCTGCAAAATACGGATTTAGATCTGGTCTAGAAATGACAATAGATGAATCTTTAAAGGCTCAAGGAATAGATGGAGAATATGAAAAACATATTATTGAATTTACTAAACCTGAAACAAAACACAAATATCACCCTGATTTCAAATTACCAAATGGTATATTTGTAGAAACAAAAGGTAGGTTTTTAACTGATGATAGAAAAAAGCATCTATTAATTAAAGCACAACACCCTGAATTAGATATTAGATTTTTATTTCAAAACTCTAAAACTAAAATTTCCAAGGCATCAAAAACTACATATGCAGATTGGTGTATTAAGCATGGTTATATATTCGCAGATAAAACTATTCCCACTGATTGGTTAATTTAACTTGTTCTATTCATAAGGTTTTCTTATATTAGTCTAGATGATAAATAATAGATTAATAGAACTGATAACTTCTGTGTTAGGCAAAGGTAAGCTTACCAATAAAGGTAATATAGCTCATCATTGTCCTTTCTGTCATTCTTCAAGACGAAAATTAGAAGTTCAGTCAGTTACCAATGATAAAGGAGAAAATCCATGGCATTGTTGGACTTGTAACAAAGCTGGAAAAAAGCTAACTTCGCTGTTCAAATCACTGAATGTTAGCAGAGAAAAGATTTCTGAACTTTATACGGTTCTTAACATCCAACCCAAATATAGTAACAATACGAACATTGGTTACAACCAATCTATACAGGTCCTAGACCTGCCTAAAGAGTATATCCCTTTGTATAAACATTCTGAGTCAATTGAATATAAAAATGCTATTCACTACTTAAGAAGTAAAAGAAAAATTACTTTATCTGAGATTGTAAAATATAACATTGGCTATTGTGAATCAGGAGATTATGCTAAAAAGATAATAATTCCTTCTTATGACGATGCTGGTAAATTAAATTATTTTGTAGGCAGAGCATATTATGAAGTCGACTTTAAACATAAAAATCCAGACCACACAAAAGATTGTGTAGGATTTGAATTGTTTATAAATTGGTCACTTCCTTTGGTATTAGTAGAAGGTGCATTTGATGCTATTGCAGTCAGAAGAAATGCAATACCATTATTTGGAAAAACAATATCAGAAGATTTGCGAAAAAAGATTATAGAAAATAAAGTAACAAAATTATATATTTGTCTTGATAAAGACGCACAAAAACAAGCATTGGAGCATGCTGAATATTTCATGAATAATGGAGTTCAAGTATTCTTTGTTGATTTATTTGAAAAAGACCCTGCAGATATAGGGTTTGAAGAAATGAGTAAATTAATTAAACAAACCCAACCGCTTACTTTTGGAAAATTCATGGAATATAAATTATTTGGATAATGGAAAAGTTTAACATAGGATTTGAGAAGATTGATAAAATATATCACATAGCAGATATTCATATTAGAAACCTCAGACGACACCAAGAATATAAAGTAGTATTTGATAGAACAGTAGAGGCTATTAAAAAAACAATAGGCCCAAATGATATCATCTTTTTAGGAGGAGATATTGTACATGCAAAAACAGATATGACACCTGAGTTAATTCAATC